GCCCGCGAGCTGCTGGCCGAGGGAGTCGCCGAGGGCGTCGTGCGCGTCGAGTACGCCGGGCACCGCTGTCAGGCGCGCATCGACTGGATCAACCCGATCGACGGCCGCGGCGTCGTCGACCTCAAGACCGCCGACGAACTCGACACATTCGAGATGGCGATGCGGGCGTTCGACTACCTGCACCAGGTCGCGTTCTACCGCGCCCTTGTTGCACAGGCTTCTGGCCACATCCTCCCGGTCCACATCGTCGCGGTCGAGAAGCGCGAGCCGTTTCGCTGCGGCGTGTGGCAGGTCGGGTCGCAGGTTCTGGACCAAGCGCAGCGCGAAAACGAGGAGGCAATGGTCGATCTGCGGCGCTGTCGCGAAAGCGGCGCCTGGTTCACGCGCTACGAGTCGCTACGGCTGGTCGAACGTCTGTGATCCCGGGCCCGGGGCCGAGCGGCCAAAGCGTCCCGGCCACGGAGGGCTCGGCGGGACCGCCGCGGCCCCGGACCCGGATGCACAGATGACGAAGTGACCCAGGACGAAGGAGAACGATCTGATGAAACTGCTTGAACAGGTCCAGCGCGGGCCCATGACGGCACCCCGCCGCACGCTGCTGTACGGCGTGCACGGCGTCGGCAAGAGCACGTTCGGCTCGATGGCCGAGCGGCCTGTCTTCATCCAAACCGAAGACGGCCTCGGCAACATCGAGTGCGAGCGCTTCCCCGTCGCCGGCAAGTACGCCGAGGTGATCGCGGCGCTTGGCGAGCTCTACACTGAGGCGCACGAGTACCGCACCGTTGTCGTCGACTCCCTCGACTGGCTCGAACGGCTGATTTGGGCCGACGTCTGCCAGAAGCGTGGCGTCGAGTCGATCGAGGACATCGGCTACGGCAAGGGCTACGTCTTCGCGCTCACGAACTGGCGCGAAGTGCTCGCCGGTCTCGACGCACTGCGCAACGAGCGCGGCATGCACGTCATCCTGATTGCCCACGCCCAGATCGAGCGCTTCGCCAACCCGGAGACGGACACCTACGACCGCTATTCGCCGCGCCTGCACAAGCAGGCCTCGGCCCTGGTCCAGGAATGGTGCGACGAGGTGCTGTTCGCCACCTACGCGATTCACACCAAGACGACCGACGAGGGCTTTGGCCGCAAGCGCGTGCAGGGCATCGGCACCGGCGAGCGGATCATCCGCACCAGCGAGCGGCCGGCGCATGTGGCGAAGAACCGCCTGAACCTGCCGGAAGAACTCCCTCTCGATTACCGCATCTACGCCGCCTTCGCACGTGGTGAGAACCCCCTGGTCAATACCGACAACTCCGCTGAGAAAGGAGCAGCCTGACCATGCCCACGCTGAACGGATTCAACGCCAACGAGGTCGATCCCAACTTCGCGTTCGAGGCCATCCCGGCCGGCAAATACCTGGCCGTGATCACCGAAAGCGAAATGAAGCCCACGAAGTCGGGCGGCGGGCAGTACCTGCAGTTCACCTTCCAGATCATCGAGGGCGAGTACAAGGGCCGCCTGATCTGGTCGCGGCTCAACCTGGACAACTTGAACGCCACGACGGTCAAGATCGCGCGGGCCGAGCTCTCGGCCATCTGCCGCGCGGTGGGCGTGCCCGCGCCCAAGGACAGCGTCGAGCTGCACAACATCCCGCTGGTCATCACGGTCGGCCTGAAGAAACGCGACGACACCGGCGAGATGGGCAACGTGATCAAGGGGTATGCCAGGAAGGACGCGGCCGCGCCGCGGGCGCCGGCCGTCGCCAGCAACAACGGCACGCCGCCGTGGAAGCGCTAGGGAGGCGAGCATCATGACCACCGACGATATGCCCTGCAACGAACGCGTGGTGGAGCTCGTCGAGACGTGCGACGGAGCCGTAGTGCGCACCTTCTACTGCATCCACGATCCGGACTTCGATCACTGGATGAGCGAGGAACCGTTCGACTGCCTCATTTGGACGAAGGACCCGCACTGCCGGCGCGAGTTCGACAGCCGCGAGGAGGCTGACGAGGAGTTGGAGGACTTCCTCGAGTGGCGTGAGGACCGGGAGGCTCAAGCTGGAGACGTTGTCGAAACCACATCGGACCGGGAGGCGGCATGACACTGACGCTGCCTTGGCCGCCGAGCGTCAACCACTACTGGCGCACGTGGCGTGGCCGGATGCTGATCAGTCGGCAGGGGCGCGCCTACCGCAAGCAGGTGGGCGCGCTCCTCAAGGCCGCCGGCGTGACGCCGGAATCCGGCCCGCTGGCGGTCCACATCGAGCTCTACCCGCCGGATCGGCGCAAACGCGATGCAGACAACTTACTGAAGGCCGTCAACGACTCGCTCCAGCATGGCGGGGCGTTCCACGACGACTCGCAGATCGTCTGGCTACTTGTCGAGAAGGCCGAGGTCGTGCCCGGCGGGAAGGTCGTGGTGCGCATCGCGGAGCGAAACGGCAAACCGCTGCCGTTCCCGACCAACGAGTGCGTGTGCTTGAACTGAACGGCCCGCTCAGGAGAACTGCGGAATGTCGCAACCCGAGCCGAAGCGCATCTACATCGCCGGGCCGATGACCGGCTACCCGAACTGCAATTTCGCGGCTTTCCACGCGGCGGCGGAGAGTCTGGCCGCGGCCGGCTGGGTGGTCTTCAACCCGGCCGAGAACTTCGGCGGGCGCAAGGACCTTCCCCGCGAGGAATACCTGCGCCTCGACCTGGCGGCGCTGTCGCAGTGCGACGCGATCGCGCTGCTGCCGGGCTGGGAAACCTCGCGCGGGGCCAAGCTGGAGTACCTGGTCGCCCACGAGATGGGCTGCGCCATTATCGACGCGGTCACGCTCCAGCCGTTGGCGAACGCCCCGACGCCGACGGTGGCGCTGCACCGACTGCGGCTCGTGCAGCCGCCGGCCGACGAATCCATCCTGGACGAGGCCAAACGCATCACGGAGGGCACGCGTCGCGCCGAGTACGGCGCGCCCGCGGACGACTTCGCCCGGACGGCGCAGATGTGGACCGGCATCCTGGCCGGCAAGCTGCGCGACGGGCAGCCAATCACTGCAATGGACATCCCGTTGTGCATGATCGCCATCAAGCTGGCCCGCCAGAGCCACTGCCATAAGCGCGACAACCTGGTCGACGTCGCCGGCTACGCCCGCACCGCGGCGATGGTCGCGGGGGAGGAGTGATGGCCAAGCCCCACAGCACGACGATGCTGGCCTTCGGCGACGTCCATATCCCGCACCAGAACCCGCGGGCGGTGGAAGTGTTCTGCCGCGCGGCGGAACGGCTGCGCCCGGACCTCATCGTCTGCCTGGGTGATTTGCTGGACTGCGGCCAGTTCTCCACGCATCCGCCTACGTTCGGCGTTCCGGAGACTGAATACGTCGACGACCTCCGCGCCGCCAACACGCTGCTGGACCGCCTCCAGAAGGTCTGCGGGCGATTGGTGATGGTCGAGGGCAACCACGAATACCGCCTCGACCGATGGGCGGCGGCGGCCTCCGAGGGGCGCGGCGCATACTCCATGCTCGCGCCGCGCATCCAGCTCACGCGGGGCCGAGCGCGCTGCACGTACGTCCCGTACGGCTCGGTCGGAGGCACGTACCCGCACTACGCCATCAATCGCCGCATCATCGCCGTGCACGGCTGGTCGTACGCGCGCAACGCGACCAAGCAGCACCTCCAGATCAGCCAAGGCCGCAGCGTCATCCACGGGCATTGCCTTCCGACCGACTACGAGGCCCTGACGGACGGCGGCTGGAAGCGCATCGTCGACGTCCGCACCGGTGAAACCGTGCTTGGTTACCAGCGCGGGCAGATCATCAAGACACGTGTGCTCGATACCGTCTTCCATCAACACTGGTCGGGCCGCATGGCGGTGTTCGATCACTTCGCCATTCGACAGACCATGACGGAGCTGCACGGCATCTACACGCGCGATGACCAGTATCTCCACGTCCGAGACGCGGCAAACCTGCCGGTCAACAGCCTGGTGCGTCGCGCGCTACCCGTTCAACAGCGCAGCGCCCGCCCGGATCTCCAACTCGACGAACTGCGGCTACTCGTCGCCACCTGCAGTGACGCACACTTCGATGAGCGCTGGCGCAACATCCGCTTCCATTTCCGCAAGCCGCGCAAGATCAAGCGGCTGACCGCGCTGCTGAAGAGCCTGGGTTACGACTTCTCGGTCAGGCCCAGCTCGACGTACTCCGACGCGGTCCGTGTCAGTATTCGCGGGGTCAGCAGGCAGCGACTATGGAGCCTGCTCGACGGCCGCAAGGTGCTGCCCACCTGGCTGGCCGAGCTTGACGCCGTACAGATGCAGGTCGTGGTGGAGGAATTGAAACTGTGGGACGGCTCCGCGCTGAGCCACTCGGGCAAGGACTATGGATGCCGCCAGTTCGCTTCGCACAAGCCCGAGGAGATCGATCTGGTGCAGCGGCTGCTTGCCCTGACCGGTCAGTTCTCCAGCCTCAACTCGAAACGCACGGCCGTCACTTACAACGAGTTCCGCGAGAGCGCTAAGAGCACCAAACGGCTCGGGGAGATCGTCCAATGGCAGCATGTGTCGCGTGTCGACACGGCGTGTCTGTCCACCGAAACCCGCAACTTCATCTGCCGTACGCCGGCAGGTTCGGTGGAACTGACGGGAAACACGCACCGGGCCGATGCCTGCATCATTCAAAATATCTGGTCACCCGGTGCGGTCATCCAGGCCCGCAGCGCCGGGTGTTTGTGCAAGCCGGTCCCGCTCTACGGCACCGGGCGGCCGGTGGAGTGGGTGAACGCCTTCATCCTCGGTTACCTCGGCCGGCGCAGCGACACGCTCTACACGATCCCGATCATGGATGATCGTTGCATCCTGCCGGATGGAACGGAGGTGTCGGCGTGACGCAGGCGCTTCCCTTCGCGCAGAGCACGTCGCCAGCGCTCCAGTTGCGACCGTACCAGGTCGAGGCCGTCAGCGCTGTTTACGACCACTTGCGCTCGCGGGACGACAACCCGTGCATCGTCATCCCGACCGCCGGCGGCAAGACGCTAGTGATGGCGACGATCTGCCGCGACGCGGTGCAGCGGTGGGGCGGGCGCGTCCTGATCCTCGCACATGTGAAGGAACTGCTCGAGCAAGCGGCCGAGAAGCTCCATCTCGTCGCGCCGGACCTGCCTGTGGGCGTCTACTCGGCCGGGCTGAAGCGCCGCGACCTCGGCTACGCGATCACCATCGCTGGCATTCAGAGCGTCTACGAGAAGGCCGGCGACGTTGGTTCCGTCGATCTCGTCATTGTCGATGAGGCGCATCTCATTCCGCCCGACGGCGAGGGCATGTACCGCACGTTCCTGGCGGACATAAAGCAGCTCAACCCGCTGGTTCGTGTCATCGGTCTGACCGCAACGCCGTTCCGTATGAAGTCGGGCAGCATCTGCGCGCCGGAGAACATCCTCAACGCGGTCTGCTTCGAGGTCGGCGTGCGCGAGTTGATCGTGCAGGGGTATCTCTGTCCACTCCGCACAAAAGCCGGCTCTGTGAAACCCGACACCGACCAGCTTCACGTCCGTGGCGGCGAATACGTCGCCGGCGAGGTCGAGGAGTTGATGGACACGGACAACCTCGTCCTGTCCGCCTGCCGCGAGATCGTGCAGCACACGCAGGACCGCAGGAGCGTCCTGATCTTCGCGTCGGGCGTGAAGCATGGCATGCACGTCGCCGACGCGCTCCGCACGCGGCACAAGGTGGAGTGCGGGTTTGTCGATGGCCAGACGCCCACGCTCTACCGCGACCAACTGATCCGCCGCTTCCGCGCGGGTGAGTTGAAGTACCTCTGCAACGTCAACATCCTGACGACCGGTTTCGACGCGCCGAACATCGACTGCGTGGCGCTGGTGCGGCCGACGCTCTCACCGGGGCTCTATTACCAGATGGTCGGTCGTGGTTTCCGGCTGCACCCGGGCAAGACCGACTGCCTCGTGCTCGACTTCGGCGGCAACGTCCTGCGCCACGGGCCGGTCGATCAGCTCCGCGTCAATGGGGTCGGTTCCGAGGGGACCGGGCCTGCGCCGGCGAAGGAGTGCCCGCAGTGTCACGAGATCATCGCCGCCGGCTACGCCCAATGCCCGGCCTGTGGACACGTATTCCCGCCGCCCGAGCGGCGCACGCATGATGGGACAGCGACCAGCGAGGGCATTCTCTCCGACCAGGCTTCACGGACCGAGTACGAGGTCGAGGAGACCTTCTACGCCGTGCATGTGAAGCGCGATGCGCCGCCGGACGCGCCGCGCACCATGCGGGTCGATTACCGCGTCGGCCTCAACCACTACGTCTCGGAGTGGGTCTGCTTCGAGCACGACGGCTACGCGCGGCAGAAGGCCGTGGCCTGGTGGCGGCAGCGCAGCCATGAGCCGGTCCCCGACTCCATCGAGCAGGCCGTCGAGCTGGCCGACATGGGCGCGCTGGCGCCCACGCTAGCGATCACGGTCCTGCGCAAGCCGGGCGACAAGTACGACCGGATCGTGGGCTACAAGCTCGGCGAGAAGCCGCCCCGGCCAGAGTCCGAGGATGGCTTGCCGGAGTACGCCGGCGCTGAGAACGACGAGGTGCCGTTCTGATGGCCGTGCGCCCGAACAACCCGGTGCTGCACGCGGCTTTGTGGTACGCCGAACTCGGCTACCCCGTGTTCCCGTGCGCACCAGAGCGCAAGGCGCCACTCACCGAACACGGGCTGCTCGAAGCGACCACGGACGCCGAGCAGATTACGACGTGGTGGACGCAGCATCCCGACGCGAATCTCGCGATCCGCACCGACGGACTGGTCGTGCTCGACATCGATGGCCCGGGCAACGCTTGGCTCGAGGACGAGCCGGACAAGCGGGCTGAGCTGGACGCCGCCCCGCTGTCGCTCACGCCGCGCGGCGGGCGGCATTACTTCTTCCGACAGCCTGACGGTCGCGCCTGGCGCAACACGGCCGGCCGCCTCGCCCCGCATGTGGATACGCGAGCCAACGGCGGCTACGTGCTCGTGGCGCCGTCGGTGGTGGAGGGCAAGCCCTACTCTTGGCAGGACGAACGCGAGCTGAGCATGCCGCCGCAACGGCTGCCTGAACCGCCGCCGTGGCTGGTTGAGCTCCTGGACGCATTGGCGGCGACGAACGGCGTGCCTGGCAATGGGATCGCGACACCCGCCAACGGGATTCCTCAGGGACAGCGCAACGAGACGCTTGCGCGCCTGGCCGGCGCCATGCGCCGCGTCGGAATGTCGCAGGCCGAAATCTTCGCCGCCCTCCGGCAGGTCAACGCTGACCGCTGTACGCCGCCATTGCCGCAGCGCGAGGTCGAGCGCACCGCGGCGAGCGTTGCGCGCTACGCGCCGGATTCCGTCTCGGTCGCCCTGGTCGAGGACCACTGGGCGCAGATGCAAGCGGCCAGCGATTGCATCGCCACGTGCCTGGCGGAGGTGGAGCCCACTGAGGTCCGTTGGCTTTGGCCAGGCCGATTTGCGCGCGGCAAGCTCAGCCTCATCGCCGGCCAGCCAGGGCTGGGCAAGAGCTTTCTGACGCTCGACATGGCGGCCAGGGTGTCACGCGGCGACGCGTGGCCGCTGGAAGAGGGCGCGCCGAGCCGCGCGCCCGAAAATGTCGTACTCCTGAGCGCCGAGGACGACATCGCCGACACGATCCGCCCGCGCCTGGACGCGGCCGGTGCGGCCGTCGAACGCGTGTACGCCGTGACCACCGTGCCCGCCGGCGCGACGCTGGACGGCAAGCCGCGCTTCGCTCCTTTCCGCGTCACGGAACACTTGCCTATTCTCGACCGGGTCATCGAGCAGATCGGCGGCTGCGCGCTCGTAATCATCGACCCCATCAGTGCCTACCTCGGCAAGACCGACTCGCACAACAACAGCGAGGTGCGCGACGCGCTCGTGCCGCTGGCCGCCTTCGCCGCGAAGCACCAAGCGGCCCTCGCCGTCGTGACGCACTTGAACAAGAGCCAGCAGGCGAGTGCGCTCAATGCCATCATCGGCTCGGTCGCGTTCGTCGCCGCGGCGCGGGCCGCCTACGTCGTCTCCCGCGACCCGGACGACCCGCGGCGCCGGCTGTTCCTGCCGGTCAAGAACAACCTGGGCCTCGATGAGACGGGGTTCGCGTATCGCTTGGGCGGCGGCGATCCACCATGCGTCGAGTGGGAAGACGAGCTGGTGCGCCT